TCAGAAAGACTTCCGCTGGCTCTCCCACTCCTCCGGGAACCCGTTCATCAGCCGGGCCAAGGTCACCCCCGGTCCCTGCCTGCTGTCGAGGATCGCCGCCACCATGTCGGGTGCGAGCAGCGTCAGGCGCATGACGCGTGTGAGGTAGGAGGGCGCGATGCCCTCTCGCTCGGCAAGCTCGGCGATGGTGGCGAAGTCGCCGGCTTCCAGCATACGCTTCCAGCGGAAGGCGCGCGCAAGGGCCTTGACGAGGGCGTCGTCGGGCCGCCGCGGGGCCTGCGCGCCGTCGGGGAGTGCGATTACCTTCCGCCCGCCGCGCCGGACGATGCGGAACGGGACATGGAGCGTCATGGTTTCGGCTGCGGGGCAGGTCATGCGGCTACTCCGATCCCGCCGGCCAGCATCTCGCGAGCGAGGCTACTGAGTCCGTCGACGCGGAGCCTAACGTTGAGCCCATCCGTGCCGATGTCCACCCGCTCGACCAGCAGCGCCACGATTCGTGCCTGCTCGGCGGGGAACAGTTCGTCCCACAGTGGATCCAGCTGCTGGAGGGCCGAATGGGCGTCTGTTTCGGTCATTCCGGCGGCATGGGCGCGCGCCGCCTTCCACGTCCCGGCCACGATCTCCGGCTGGCGGAACACGGCGCGCAGCTGGTCAATGACCGCGGCCTCGATCTCCCCCGCTGGCACGCGGCCGATGGGGCAGGATCCAGCGCCATGCTTCAGCACTGTCTGGCTGACATAGTAGCGGTACAACCGCCCACCCTTGCGCGTATGCGTCGGCGAGAAGGCCGCGCCACCCGGGCCGAACAGCAGCCCCTTCAGCAGTGCGGGCGTCTCAGCGCGGGTGCGCGCGGCACGCTTGCGCGGGCTCTCCTGCAGGATGGCGTGGACGCTGTCCCACGTCTCGCGGTCGATGATGGCGTCGTGCTCGCCGGGGTAGCTGTCGCCCTTGTGCACCGCCTCGCCGATGTAGGCGCGGTTGCTCAGCATCCGGTAGATGTATTTCTTGTCGATCCGGTTGCCGCGCGGCGTCTGAATGCCGCGTTTCGCGATCTCTCTCGCCAGCTCCGTGCCCGACCCGATCTCGAGGAAGTGGGCGAAGATCCAGCGGATGTGCGCGGCGGCTTCCTCGTCCACCAGCAGTTTGCGGTTTTCCACCCGGTAGCCGTAGGGCGGCACGCCCCCCATCCACATACCCTTCTTCCGGCTGGCGGCGACCTTGTCGCGGATGCGCTCGGCCGTCACCTCGCGCTCGAACTGGGCGAAGGACAGCAGGATGTTCAGCGTCAGCCGCCCCATCGACGTGGTCGTGTTGAACGACTGCGTGACCGAGACAAAGGTCACGTCGTTGCGGTCGAACACCTCCACCAGCTTGGCGAAGTCGGCGAGCGAGCGGCTGAGACGGTCGATCTTGTAGACCACGACCACATCGACTAGCCCGTCCTCAATGTCGGCCATCAGACGCTTGAGGCCGGGGCGTTCCAGCGTGCCGCCGGAGATGCCGCCGTCGTCGTACTGATCGCGGACCAGCACCCAGCCCTCGGAGCGCTGGCTGGCGATGTAGGCCTCGCATGCCTCCCGCTGGGCGTGGAGGCTGTTGAACTCCTGCTCCAGCCCCTCCTCGGAGGATTTGCGGGTGTACACCACGCAGCGCAGCTTGGGGACGACCTTCGATTTTTCGGGTGGCTTCGTCATCTCCGCCCCCTGTGGTTCTTAAGGCCGAAGAAGACCCACCCGTTCCAGCGCGTGCCGGTGATGGCGCGGGCGATGGCAGACAGCGACTTGTAGGGCCGCCCCTGCCATTCGAACCCGTCGGTGGTGACGGTGACGATCTGCTCGACGCCCTGCCATTCTCGCAGCAGCCGCGTGCCGGTGATCGGGCGGTCACGATCGGCGCGCATTCCGCGCTTCTTCCTGTCGCCGCCGTCCAGTTCCTCGCCGAGTCGTTCCAGCCGCCGGATCGTCTCGGGCTTCAGCCCGCCATACGCGAGTTCCTGAATGCGGTAGGCTAGGCGGGATTCAAGGTAGCGCCGGTTGAACGGCGGCGGTTCGCTGTCGAACAGGTCGCGCCACTGCTTCTTCAGGTCTGGTGTCGGGGTCGTCTTCAGCGCGGCCAGGCGCGCGGGGATGGGGTCGTGCGTCGTCATGCGGTCTCCGTTGGGTTCGGGGTTGCATGACGGCATTGGTCGGCCGGATAGTGTAGGCAACGTTCTCCAGTATCGTCAGATACTTCCCGCCCATCCCGCATCCGCAACCGAACCAGCCCGAGCGCCAGCAGGCCGCACAACTCGGCGCGGCGTTCTGCGGGCGTCATCTGGTCCGGCGGGAGAGGATTAGGGCGTTTCATGTCTTGGTAGCCGTGATCGGTGGTGCTTACCGATCAAAAGCCACTAGGCCGTCGAGGACGGGACATCTCAGAGGAACGAAATGTAGAAATGCGAACGGGGCGAGAACATCATGACTTGCCGATCACGGATGTGTCCATGATTATCGCAGGTTGAATCAATTAAGAGCAGTAGTTCATCGAGGTAAGTTCATGGCGCGCAAAGCATCCCCGATCGGTCCGCATGTTCACTGCCTGATCGAGGATGCCCGCGTTGATCTTGCGAGAGCGGTCCTCGCGGTAAGGGAGGGCGAGAACGAGCCCGATTTCGGCCTTCCTACCGAGCTTCCCGACCTGGCAGATGAAGAGGCGGTGAATGAGTTTCGGCAAGGCCTGCTTCAGACCTTGTCGGAGTACGACCCGGACGAGTTGCGGCCCGCAGAGCAGCGATCCCGTCGCGTCCTTGCGTTGGCAGAAGGCAAGGGCATCGACTCCCTCACGGCCATCACGGAACAGCAACTCACCGACGAGCAAGCGCTCAAATTCGATCGGCAACCCGATCCGCTCTGCAAGAGCATCTGGGCCTTCCTGAACGCCCGCCAGACATTCGAGGATGCCGAGAGTTTCCATTTCGCTAGGAAGTTCAGAGACTACGGCAAGTTGTACGATGCCTTCGAAGTGGAACTCGAAAAGGCGGTCAACCTCAACTCGGGGGCAATCGACGAGATCGCTCTCGCCGGGAAGATCACGAAGGTTCTTCAGCTCAAGACGGCCTGCACAGTCAAGGCGCTCGATCTGCCAGCCACACCCGCGCATCCCGCGTCGATCATGCTGATAGTTCGCCATGGCGGGCCGCTGTCAAGCGTCCATGACCACCGGAACGACGGGCGCCGCGGGACGATCTATTATCGTCCGCCGAACGAGGCGACGCTCATCTACACACCCGCGATCCGACAGATCGAGGTCTGCGCGGATAGCACCGTGGTTCGACAGGGCGTTGCCGGGTCGTTCGCCGAGGAAGTACTCGGCCACGACGTGTCACAGAAACCGCTGACCTGGAAGCGCTACAACCTTTCGCGCTTTCGCAGTTCTCTGCGGCTCGATCTGCCTCGTGTGTCCGGCTACGAGATCACCGCCGCCCGCGTCCTTGAGGCCGAAATCCGGCTTGGCTCCTGGAGCCGAAAGCTCCTTCTGAAGGTGGCGGCGGACGATGATATCGAGGAAGTCGCCGACCGCTACCTCAAGCCCAACAACATCTTCCGGCGCGCCGATGGCTTCAGCCGCGTGGGAATTGCCGTCACCTACAATCGCGTCGGTGACGACAAGGTGCGGACGCTCAACATCACCATTTCTGGTTCAAAGAGCTGCAATCTTCAAAGCAACAAGGATCCGGATGAGCGGAACCTCGGTTTCGCGCTGCTCGATGCTTGGGGCATTCTCAGTGCCTTCAAGCAGATCGAGACCACCGACCTGCGTGGGATTTTCCCCCAGCTGGTCGTGCTTCACAACCGAACTGAAGACGATGTCAGCGGAGAGCATCTGCGCGAACTCGGTCTCGATCCGGATCGCATGATTCAGGGCGGTCTTCTCGACCGGCGGGGGCGGCAGGACATCGTGCTGATCGACGATGACGACATGGGCGGCGAAGCTGCTGTCAAGCCATCCGGTATCGAGGGCATGTCGCGCATTGTCGGCGCCTTCGGCAAGGACGGCGGACTGAGGCCGACGTCGGATCTCGAGATGTACGAGATCAACCGCGAGTGGCTGCACGAAACGGTGGTCGGGCTTCTGAAACCAATGTTGAACAAATCGGCGGCGCAGGTGCTCGATCCTGACCTGTCGTTGCTGGGGTCCATGCGGATCGATAACGCCGATGTACCGGTCTACTTCGCGCGCCGCCTTCATGACCTCAAGACGATTTCTCGCCTTGATCAGCTTATGCGCGCGCGGAACGCGGCCGGCGTCGGCATCGTACTGTCTGCCAGCGCTGAAGGACCCGCATATCTCGGTCCGAACCTCATCGTCCACGTACTTTCCTGCCTGTCTCCCGGCGCTGACGATCTCCTCGTCTCCAGGGACGCGCTCGAACTCGCCTATCGGACCAACCGCTCGCTGGCGCGCGGCGGCGCGACGCCGCAGGTCCTCCGGTCGGGGACGCAATCGGCGACGTTGCATATCCCCGGCAAGGCCCCTCTGGCACTGACGGGCGCGGATCAGATCACGTTGTTCGATCGTCTGGTCGCCGCCGAGAAGACCGGCAGCCCCGATGTCCAGGTCAAACAGCTGATGGACGGGCTGGGATCGCGCAGCCCCCAGCAGGCATTCCGGAAGGAGACCTGGGACAGCATCCGCGACGTCTACATAGGCGCAGGTTCCAAACGAGGATACTGGCGCCTGCTGGTTGATGCGCCGCCGACGGAAGGCGTCGCCGAAGCCCGGGTCGAAGAGACCGTCTAACAACGGTCTAACATGCGACGGGGGACGGTCTAACAAACCGCTGATTACTGGAAGGGCTCCACATAGAGGAGCAATCCAGTGCCGACTCCCTTCCCCTCGCGCCAGGCAGCCCAGATGAGCTGGTCCGGCGCCGCGACGATCAAGCCCACCACCCCCAACTCGGAATGGCGCTGCACGCGCTGTGACAAGCTGCTCGGCGTCTGCCGGGACGGCCGGATGCACCTGCGCTTCGCGCGGGGGCACGAGTATCTCGTGGGCTTTCCGGTTCAGGCCACCTGCCGTGGCTGCGGCACGCTGAACCACGCGACCGCACCCGCGCGCTGACGCGCGCTTTCGCCCAACCCCCTGAAATCGCAGAGACGCGCGACGTCCTGACCTGGCCACGAGAAGGCGCCGGACGCCTGGCCGCAAGGCAGGCGTCCGATGTCCTTCGCGTGGCACGAGATCCGTGATCACCTCATGCATTCATCCTCCAACCTTCACTTCCAGCGCAGCTTCGACGCCGTCAGGCGTGAACAGGCCGCCCTTGCGGCGTTCCGGGATCCGGCGGCCCTGCTGGACGGGCTCCATCGCACGCCCGGCGATCAGGGCCAGAAAAACCTGATCCTCTCCGCTCTCGTCAGGGCGGCGCAGGGCGACGGGCCCGCGTCCGACTGCGCCCTGACGCTGCTGTTGCTGGCGCTCTGGCCCGGCCTCGACGCCATCCGCCGCCGGTCGATCTGGCGCAGGATCGGCACCGCCGAAGAGGTCGCGTCCGACGTTCTGGCGCGCACCACCGAGGCGGTGCGCGGGCTCGACCTCGGGCGCGTCAACTGGATCGCGGCCACGGTCCTGCGCAACGTCGAGCGCGACCTGATCCGCACGCGCCAGCGCGACCAGGCACGCGAATATCTCGCCAGCGGCGCCGACCCAGACGAGGTGGCGGACAGCGGCGAAAGCGGGATTGGCGCGGCCGGGTACGCGCGGCTGAACGGCGCCGTGCGGAAGCTGCTCGGCGACGACGCCCTGCTGGTGATCCGCGTAGCGATCGAGGGCTTCTCGCAGGCCGAGGTCGCCGTCGAACTGGGGCTGACCGAGGCCGCCGCCCGCAAGCGGTATCAGCGCGCCATGCGCCGGCTGCACGACGCCCTCAAGGAAATCCCCTGACCCGATGTCCCGATCCGGCCCGGCCGGTGGCTTTTCCCTTTCGAGCGCCCCGAGCGCCTTCCCTCCAACCGAAAGCAGACACGCATGAACCGCACTGCCGATCTGTCGCTCGAGGATTTCAGGCGTCTTCCGGGGCTCTACCGGCGCTGGGAGCTTACCGAGGTCTGCGAGCCCAACCGCAACTATCAGATCGAGGACGCCGGCGCCCATGCCGACGGGACGCCGCTGCTGGCGATCTACGTCGCCGAGCCCGCGCCCGACGTCCGCGAGGCCGCGTGATGCGCCTCCTCGATCACCTCATCCCACGGAGAACCGCCATGCCGGACCAGCCGGACGACATCACCCGTCTTCGCAAGGCGCACTACAGCCTCGAAGATCTCCCCGACACCATCACCATCCCTCAACATCCTGGTGACGAGGGTCACGAACCGCTGCTGCTCGCGGACGCGACCATCGACGACATAGCTTTCGCGATCGTCGCGGCCGAACAGGAGAGCATGGCCGCATATCGGCGGTCCAATGCGCTCCAGCGCCTCTACAAGCTCGCCCGCGAGGCGGGTGGAATCGGTGCCGACCGCGCAGTCGCGACGGCCGTCAAGCGCGAGGGCCGGTGATGGCCCTCCCGATTATCAGCGCTGATGAACGGCTCGCGCAGCGCAAGGGGATAAAGGGCGTCATCTTCGGCCGGTCCGGAATCGGCAAGACGTCGCTGCTCTGGACGCTGAACGCCTCCACCACGCTTTTCCTCGACCTTGAGGCCGGAGATCTGGCGGTCGAGGGGCTGGAGATCGACATGCTCCGGCCCCGCACCTGGAAGGAGTGCCGCGATTTCGCGGTGTTCATCGGCGGCCCGAACCCGGCGCTGCGCGAGGACCAGCCCTACAGCCAGGCGCATTTCGACGAGGTCTGCGGCCGCTACGGCGATCCCGCGGTGATGGGGAAATACGAGACCGTCTTCATCGACTCGATAACCGTCGCGGGACGTCTCTGCTTCCAGTGGTGCCGCGGCCAGCCTGAAGCCTTTTCGGAGAAGACCGGCAAGCCCGACATCCGTGGCGCCTACGGTCTGCACGGCCGCGAGATGATCGCCTGGCTGACCCACCTGCAGCACACGCGCGGCAAGCATGTCTGGTTCGTCGGGATCCTCGACGAGAAGCTCGACGACTTCAATCGCAAGGTCTTCCAACCGCAGATCGACGGCTCGAAGACCGGTCTCGAGCTGCCCGGGATCGTCGATCAGGTCATCGCCATGGCCGACATCCCGGGCCCCGAGGGTCAGCCGCAGCGCGCTTTTGTCTGCCAGACGCTGAATCCCTGGGGCTTTCCGGCCAAGGACCGCTCCGGCCGCCTCGACATGGTCGAGGCCCCGCATCTCGGCAGGCTGATGGAGAAGATCCAGCGCCCCGCAGCGCCTGCCTCCGAACGCCTGACCTGGCCGCCGGTGGCGCCCACCGATCCCGCCCCCGCGCAGGAGCCCAGCCATGGCTGAGCGCCTCTCGCCACGCCCGGTGTCCCGATCCGGTCGCCGGGGTGGCTTTTCCCTTCCGACGCCGCTGCGCGTCCCATCCTCCAACTGAAAGGAGCCGCGCAATGTCCGGACCCTGGAACGACTTCAACTCCGCTCAATCCAACACCAGCGTCATCCCGAAGGGCACCCTCGCCAAGGTGCGGCTCACCCTGCGCCCGGGCGGCTTCGACGACCCCTCGCAGGGCTGGACCGGCGGCTGGGCGCGCCGCGCGGCCACCGGCGCCGTCTACCTCGACGCCGAGTACACGGTGCTCGAGGGGCCCTATGCCCGGCGGAAGGTCTGGTCGTTGATCGGCCTCTACAGCCCCAGGGGCCCGGACTGGGCCAACATGGGGCGCGGCCTGATCCGGGGCATCCTGAACTCGGCGCGCGGCGTGTCCGACAAGGACAACTCACCCGAGGCGCAGGCCCGCCGCCGCATCAACGGCTTCGGCGATCTCGACGGGGTCGAGTTCATCGCCCGCATCGACATCGGCACCGACACCAATGGCGAGGACAAGAACGAGATCCGCGCTGCCGTCACGCCCGACCATCGCGACTACGCCGCGCTGATGGGCACGCTCGCGCCGCAGTTCACCGCCGCCCCGGCGCAGGGCCAGGCCCCGCAGCAGCCCGCCACGGCCACCCAGCCCAGCCAGTCCGCGTCCGCCCCCGGCGCCGCCGGTCGGCCGAGCTGGGCGCAGTAAGGGGGACCCCGGCCATGCGCCTGCGCCCCCGCCAGAAGACCTTCGTCGAGCGCAGCGTGGCTGCGCTCGCTTCCCGTGGCAACACGCTGGGCGTGGCGCCCACCGGCGCCGGCAAGACCATCATGCTGTCGGCTGTCACCGGCGAGATGATCGGCGACGGGGCCAAGGCCTGCGTGCTCGCCCATCGCGACGAATTGACGGCGCAGAACCGCGCCAAGTTCCAGCGCGTGGTGCCGGATGTCGCCACATCGGTGATCGACGCCACGGAGAAGTCCTGGGGCGGCCAGGTCGCCTTCGCCATGGTGCCGACGCTGGCACGGGCTTCGAACCTTGCCGACATGCCGCGTCTCGACCTGCTGGTCGTGGATGAGGCGCACCATGCCGTCGCCGACAGCTATCGCCGCATCATCGACCGGGTGCGCGAGGCCAATCCCGATGCCCGCATCTTCGGGGTCACGGCGACGCCGAACCGGGGCGACAGGAAGGGCCTGCGCGAGGTCTTCGACAATGTCGCCGACCAGGTGCGGCTGGGCGAATTGATCGCCTCGGGCCACCTGGTGCCGCCGCGCACCTTCGTCATCGACGTGGGCGTGCAGGACGAGTTGCGCTCGGTCCGCAAGACCATGTCGGATTTCGACATGGCGGAGGTGGCGGGCATCATGGACCGCGCCCCCGTCACCGACGAGGTGATCCGCCACTGGAAGGAAAAGGCGGGCGACCGGCAGACCGTGGTCTTCTGCTCCACCGTCGCGCATGCCGAACACGTCACCGAGGCGTTCAGGGCAGCGGGCGTTTCCGCAGCCCTGATCCATGGCGATCTGGCGGCCGAGACCCGCAAGGCGATCCTCGCCGACTACGCGGCGGGCAACATCCGCGTCGTGGTCAACGTCGCGGTGCTGACCGAGGGCTGGGACCATCCGCCCACCTCCTGCGTCGTGCTGCTGCGACCGAGTTCCTACAAGTCCACCATGATCCAGATGGTCGGGCGCGGCCTGCGCACCGTCGACCCCGAGGAACACCCCGGCATCGTCAAGACCGACTGCGTCGTGCTGGACTTCGGGACGTCGAGCCTGATCCACGGCACGCTGGAACAGGATGTCGATCTCGACGGCAAGACCGAGGCTGGTGAAGCCCCGACGAAATCCTGCCCCGGCTGCGGCGCCGATATCCCGCGGGCCGCCACCGAGTGCCCGCTCTGCGGTGAGGCGTTCCCGCGCGAGGATCTGGATGAGGGCGAAGGCGGGGCCGCCGCGCCGCTCTCTGGCTTCATGATGACCGAGATCGACCTGCTGAAGCGGTCCAGCTTCGCGTGGGTCGACCTCTACGGCACGGACGACGCGCTGATGGCCACGGGCTTCGCAGCCTGGGGCGGCATCTTCTGGCTGGACGGGGTCTGGTACGCCATCGGCGGGGCGAAGGGCGAACGCCCGCATCTGCTCGGCGTGGGCGAGCGCACGGTCTGCCTCGCGCAGGCCGACGACTGGCTGAACACGCACGAGACCGACGAGAGCGCCTTCAAGACCCGCTCTTGGCTCCGCCAGCCGCCAACCGAGAAGCAGCTGCAGTACCTGCCGCCCGAGTGCCGCCACGACTTCGGCCTGACGCGCTACCGCGCCTCGGCGCTGATGACCTTCGGCTTCAACAAGCGCGCCATCCGCCAGCTGATCGACACGGCGGCCTCTCCCGAACGGAGGGCGGCATGACCCATGCCCACATCCACCCCCATCACCGCCGAGGACCGGCGGCGGCTCTGGCATCCGCGTGGGACGCTCTGTGCTGTCTGCCGGCAACCCACCCGTGGTTTTGGCTGGTTCGATCCGCACCGTTCGAAGCGGCCCCGGCCATCGGTCTGGTTCTGCTCGATGCCCTGCCAGTCCTTCTGGACGCGCTTGGCGCGGGAGCGTTTCGCCATGGTTGACCTGACCGAGGAGGAGCGCGCCGCGATCACCGCCACCATGAAGCGCGTCGCGCTGCTGATGGACGAGATCGGCTGGGCCACCCCGCTTTCGGATCTGTCCGAGGCGCAGGTGCGCGCGCTGATCGAGGAAGCCGTCGAGGGCTTCCGCGAGGCCATGTCCGACATCGCCCGGGCGCAGACGCCGGAGGTGCCGTTTTGACCCTCGATTACAATCATCGCCCCAGCTTCGCCGACCGGGTCAACGCTGCCGTCGATCAGGCGCTCACCGCCGATCAGGCGACGCGGCCGCCGCGCGACTATCTCGGCGGCTCGCGCCTCGGCCATGCCTGCGAGCGCGCCCTGCAGTTCGAATTCACGGCCACGCCGAAGGACGAGGGCCAGGACTTCAGCGGCCAGTCGCTGCGCATCTTCGCGATCGGCCACGCGCTCGAGGATCTGGCCGTCGCCTGGCTGCGCGGCGCGGGCTTCGATGTCTACACCCGCAAGGGCAACCGGCCCGATGGCGGCCAGTTCGGCTTCTCGGTCGCGGGCGGGCGCATCCGCGGTCATGTCGACGGCATCATCGCTGCGGGGCCCGAAGGCTTCGGTCTGGCCGTTCCCGCCCTCTGGGAATGCAAGACGATGAACGCCAAGAACTGGCGCGCCTGCGTCAAGGACGGCGTGACCAGGTCGAAGCCGGTCTACGCCGCGCAGATCGCGCTCTATCAGGCCTACATGGAAACCAGCGTGCCCGGCATCAGCGCCGCGCGTGCCGTGTTCACCGCGATCAACAAGGACACGGCCGAGCTGCACCACGAACTGGTGCCTTTCGACGCCGATCTCGCGCAGCGCATGTCGGACAGGGGCGTGCGGATCCTGCAGGCGACCGAAGCAGGCGAGCTTCTGCCGCGCGTCGCCACCACGCCCGACTTCTTCGAATGCCGCTTCTGCCCGTGGTCCGAGCGCTGCTGGAGGCTTCCCGCATGAGCGACGACGGCATCCTGCACTTCAACCCGTGGATGGACTTCAACGACGGGCCGCCGTCCGAGAACCCCTTCGGCTGCGACCCCGACCCCGACCAGATCGCCGCCTTCCTCGATACCGTGTTCAGCTGGTGCGAGGGGCTGATCCCGCTCCGCGGCTTCGTCGACAAGGGTCAGGGCCGGGACGGCAAGCCGCACAACATCTGGATCCCGGCCGACGACACTGCGCCCGAGAAACTCGCAACCTTCGCCGGATGGGCGAACCGCGAGGGCGCCGCCGTCTATGTCATTCCCGGCACGGTCGAGGAACAGGGCCAGGCCCGCGCCGCCGACGTGCTGCAGATGCAGGCCATCGTCGTCGATCTCGATGCGGGCGACATCCCGGCCAAGCTGGACCATGTCACCCGCCACCTCGGCGCGCCCACGCTCATCATCGAAAGCGGCGGGCGCACGCCCGAGGGCGCGGCGAAACTCCATGTCTGGTGGAAACTGACCGAACCCGCCGAGAGCGACGACCTGGTCACCCTCTGCCGCCTGCGAGGCGAGATCGCCGTGAAGGTCGGCGGCGACACGCATTTCCGCTCGGCGCACCAGCCGATCCGGGTGCCCGGCACCGTCTATCACAAGCACGGCCACCAGCGCCTCGTGCAGATCCGCGAACATCGCGACCTCGAGGTTGACCTCGCGGATTTCGCCGAGAAGGTCGCCGAGATGCCCCCGCTGCCCGGCGTGGGCTTCGCCAGCGACGTTTCGGCCCCGCAGGCCAAGCCCGGCATCGACGCGGTGCTCACCACGCCGGTGCGCGAGGGCGCGGTCGACGACTGGTCCCGCTTCCAGGGGGCCAGCGCCGCCATCGGCCATTACGTGCGCCTGGTGCACGAGGGCCGCCTCGACCCCTTCGCAGGCTGGGAAGCGATCTGCGGCTACAACGCCGCCATGCTGCGCCCGTCCTGGCCGCTCGGTCGGCTGATGGCCGAGTCAGAACGCCTCTGGGAGCTGCATGTGAAGCGCAACGGGCCGCCGCTCCTGTGCGCAGCCACTGCCAATGCCCCGACGAGCCCGCTGCCGACCTTCACCCTCGGCGCTCTGCTCGACGACACGAGCCCCATGCCTGAGGACGTCATCGGGCCGCGCGTGCTGACCCCGGGCGGGCTCCTGGTGATAGGGGGCGCGCCGAAGGTCGGCAAGAGCGACTTCCTGATCTCCTGGCTCGTCCACATGGCCGCTGGCGTGCCGTTCCTCGGCTTCACGCCGCCCCGGCCGCTGCGCGTGTTCTATCTGCAGGCCGAGATCCAGTATCACTACCTGCGCGAGCGCATGCAGCAGATCGCGCTGCCCGCCGCCGTGATCGCGGCCGCGCGCGACACATTCATCGCCACGCCGAAGTTGAAGTTGCTGCTCGACGCGGAAGGCGTCGCCCGCGTGGCCGAGGCGATCCGGGCCGCATTCCCTGACGCGCCGCCCGACATCCTCGTCATCGACCCGATCCGCAATCTCTTCGACGGCGGCCCCGAGGGCGGCGGCGAAAACGACAACACCGCCATGATGTTCTTCCTGAAGGACCGGGTGGAGCTCCTGCGGGAGGCGGTCAATCCGGACGCGGGCGTCATCCTCGCCCACCACACCCGCAAGGCCACCAAGCATCAGGTCAAGGACGACCCCTTCCTCGCCCTCTCCGGCGCCAGCGCGCTGCGCGGTTTCTATACCTCGGGGCTGCTCATGCACCGGCCCGACGAGGACAGTTCCGTCCGCAGGCTGGAGATCGAGCTGCGGAACGGCCCCGCGCTGCCGGGCAAGCTGATCGACAAGGTGAAGGGCGAATGGGTCGAGCTGAACCCGATGAACGAGCGCCTGGTGCGCAAGGAGGTCGGCACCAAACTCGATGCCGAACGGCTCCGCAAGCACGATGTCATCCTCGGAATGCTGCTGGATGAGGCGGCGAGCGAGCGCCTGTACACCGCCATGCAGTTCGCCGAGACCTTCGAGAACCGGGGCGGTCTGGGCAGCAAGCATACGATCCGCGAGCGCCTCAGCGTGCTGGCGACCAAGGGCTTCGTGAAGTTCCTGCGCGATCCCTCGGGGTTCGGCTTCCCCGTCACCCGGTCCCGGTTCGGCTACCTCTGCGTCGAGGGCATGCAGTTCGGCGCACCCGCCGATCATGTCGATCCGGCCACCGGCGAGGTCGCCACAACCGCCCGTCCGGTCCTGCCCAGCCACTTCAAATGCCCCCAATCCGGGCTCTGCCTGCAGGTCGAAAACCCCGCCGTCTGGGTCTACCCGGAGGGGCTGGAGGACGACCTCACTCATATGAGTTAGGCCTGACTCATATGACAGCGCCAACTGTGTACTCAACGAAATCAATGGGTTACGGGCAAACAAGAGTTAGGTCCCTAACTGATGCCCGAAGACTTCATGAAGTCTTATTCCGTAATGATTTCAGCCACTTGTCCTCCCCGGAACAGTTAGGTGTCAAACCCCCATACTACGTATGGGAGGGCCACCCCACAGGGTTGGCCACTCCTCCCATACGTCCGGGCCAGCCGCGCGCGCCGCCGTGACGGTCTGTTGTGCTTCCCGATCCGACGACGGCGGCCCCGTACCGCCAAGCACCAGACCGCCGTCGTCTTCCACCACCACAGGCCACCGGCAAAGGAGACCCATCATGGCTCAGCCGACTCTGATCCCGAATTGCGACGGCGCAAGGTTTGAATCGCTGCCGCTCGACACGCCCCGCAACCGCTGCATCCTCGCGCTCGACCTCGGCACCTCGACAGGCTGGGCGATCCGCGGCCATGACGGTCTGATCACCAGCGGCACCGTCTCGCTGCGCCCCGGCCGCTTCGACGGGGGCGGCATGCGCTATCTGCGCTTCACCAACTGGCTGACCGAGATCGACCGGCTGTCGGGGCCCGTCGCCGCGATCTGGTTCGAGGAAGTCCGCCGCCACGCGGGCACCGACGCGAGCCACATCTACGGCGGGCTCATGGCCACGCTGACCGCATGGGCCGAGCTGCGCGGCGTGCCCTACGAGGGCGTCCCGGTCGGCACGATCAAGCGCTTCGCCACCGGCAAGGGCAACGCCGACAAGGCCGCCATGGTCGCCGCCGTCCGCGCCCGCGGCTTCAGCCCGGCTGACGACAACGAGGCGGACGCCATCGCCATCCTGCTCTGGGCGATCGAGACGAAGGGAGATGTCGCATGAGATGGCATCCCCACGGCTACGGCGGCCGACGCCGGGATCCCGAGCAGGTCAAACGCGAGGGCTGGCAGGACCAGGGCGTCCTCGCGGTCTCCGCGGATGACGACCGCCTCACCTGGCCCGAGCGTGAACTGGTCCGCCAGCTGGGCGAGAAGCTCTACGGGCCGCGCCCGGTTGACAGGGAGGCGCGCCATGGCTGATCGCGAATGGACCGCCGAGTGCGTCGCCGATCATTTCGAGGAGGCGTTCCGCACCCTGCGAAAGCTGCCGCCGGTGAAGGCGCAGGGCTACTTCAACACCTGGCCCGACATCGTGCGGACCAGCCGCGAGATCGCGGCGATGGAACCGCAGCCGATGCGGGTCTGGCCCTCGGCCGCCGCGATCACTCGACTGGAGCAGACCTCGGACTGGGTACTCTGGATCGGCGTGGAGGAGCGCAAGCTGGTCTGGTCCCGCGCGGCCCGGGTGCCGTGGAAGCAGATCAGCGGCGAGCTCGGCTGCGACCGCACGACAGCGTGGCGGCGCTGGCAGCTGGCCCTGACCAAGATCGCCGCGCGCCTGAATGCGCAGTGACTCCAATGTGTTGCAACACTTTTCCCTTCGACATCTGCAACATGATCGTGCTATTCCGAAGGCAAGATGGGGAGAGTGCGCTGGAAAGCTCGCTCTCCCCTTTGCGTTGACGGGGGCCACTTGGACCCCGGTATCCAGCGAGGGTCCGGCCGGGGTCCAGCCCACGGCAGTTTCCGGTTCCTTCCTGGCGATATTCGTATGCTGGCGGGCGAAGCGCGGGATATCGCCAGCGACAGGGCCGGAGTTTTGGGAAGCCACCCGGAAGCCGGAGCCACGCGCGCCCCGCGCAAAAACCAACGAACGCTGGCCTTCCGACCGGACACCGCAGGTGGCCGCTGGACCCCGTGAGGAGTCCGGCGCGGCATCCGGAGTCCGGAAGCCACCGGCATCCACCCGACCGAGGAACCTTGCCCACCATGACGCTGAGCTTCGCCCCGGACGCGATCGAGACGTGGCCGCTGTCGCGCCTCCAGCCCTACGCGAAGAACGCGAAGGCGCATGGCGCGGACCAGGTCGCGAAGATCGCCGCCAGCATGGCCGAGTTCGGCTGGACCGTGCCTTGCCTCGTCGGCGAGGACGGGGAACTGATCGCGGGGCACGGGCGCGTGCTGGCTGCGACGCAGCTCGGGCTGACCGCAGCGCCGGTGATTGTGCTGGGCCATCTGACCGAGGCGCAGCGCCGGGCCTACAGGATCGCGGACAACAAGCTGACGGAACTCGGTACCTGGGACGAGGCGCTGCTGTCGGCGGAACTGAACGACCTGCTGGCCGAGGATTTCGACCTCTCGCTGGTCGGCTTCTCGGACGGCGAGTTGGACAAGCTGCTGGCCTTCGTGCCGGAGGGGGACGGTGACGACGGTGGCGCCGGGGGCTCCGTGCCGCCGGTGACCATCCCCGAACCGCCGCGCAATCCGGCGTCGCGCACCGGCGATCTCTGGATCCTCGGCGATCACCGCCTGCTTTGCGGGGACAGCACCAGCGCTGCCGATGTGCGCCGCCTCATGAACGGCGAGAGGGCGGTGCTGTTCGCGACTGACCCGCCCTATCTCGTCGACTACGACGGCTCCAACCACCCGACGCGAAACAAGGACTGGTCGGCATCCTACGGCACGACATGGGACGACAGTTCGCAGGGGGCGGAACTCTACGACGGCTTCATCGCTGCGGCGGTCGCCGAGGCCATCGCCGAGGATGCCGCCTGGTACTGCTGGCACGCCTCCCGCCGCCAGGCGATGCTGGAGGCCTGCTGGGAGAAGGCGGGCGCTTTCGTCCACCAGCAGATCATCTGGGTGAAGGACCGCGGGGTTCTCACCCGCTCACACTACCTCTGGAAGCACGAGCCCTGCTTCATGGGCTGGCGTCGTCCGAACCGCCCGCCGAAGGTCGCCGAGCAAACGCTGCCCTCGACGTGGGAGATGCCATCCTTCGCCAAGGACGAGCGCCCTGATCACCCGACGCCGAAACCGCTCGACGCCTTCGGCATCCCGATGCGCCAGCATGTTGCGCGCGGTGGGCTTTGCTACGAGCCATTCTCTGGCTCCGGCTCGCAGATCATGGCGGGCGAAGCCAACGGCCGCCGCGTCTTCGCGATGGAAATCAGCCCGGCCTATGTCGATGTCGCCGTTGAACGCTGGCAGGCCGAAACCGGCAAGGACGCGATCCTCGACGGCGATGGCCGGACCTTCACGCAGGTGAGAACCGAGCGGCTGTGCGGCGACGCCGAACCACCAGCCGAGACGCTGGACACGGACGCCGAACCCGAACCCGAACCCGCGCGAAGGCGCAAGTCCGCCGCATGAAGCAGTCACGCCTCATGTCTCTGGTCGAGTCCGTCGCCAATGTGATCGTCGGCTACGGCGTCGCGGTCATGACGCAGATCCTGATCTTCCCGATCTTCGGCCTGCACACGACGCTGGCGCAGAACCTGAAGATGGGCGCCATCTTCACTATCGTGTCGATAGCGCGTTCCTTCGCCCTGCGGCGGGTGTTCGAGGCGATCCGGATGCGGAGCGCCAAATGATCGACCGCCGCCCCAGTGGGACGGCGGCCATCAGCTTGTCGGCGTCCGGCGCGTCAGGCGGCGGGGAGTTTGTAAACGCGCCCCCGGCTCTCGACCTTCTCCGAGGTCACCTCGAGCCCGAGTTTCTTCTTCAGCGCCCCGGCCATCGCGCCGCGCACCGTGTGAGACTGCCAGCCCGTCGCGGCCATGATCTCCTCGATGGTCGCGCCGTCCGGCGCGCGCAGCATGGCGATCAGCGTGGCCTGCTTGGTGCCCTCGCGCGGCGTGCGCGCCTTGGGCGCGGGTTTTGGTTCAGTGGGGGTGTTCGGCGCGGGCTGTTCGCTCGGCACGTCAGTCGCGCCCGCAGGCGCGGTGTTCGCGTCCTCGGGCTCAATCCCGATGGCGGCGAGGCCTGCGTCGGTGGCGACCAGCGTGACGCCGTGGCCGTCACCGGTCTCGCGCCAGACGGGTTCGCCCTTGCGCATGTCCGCGTCGGCCTCCTGCAGGAAGCCCTTGGCGAGCATCGCGCCGACCACCTTGGCGGCAGCGCCGCCGCGCAGGCTTTCGGGCAGCGGCAGGGCGATGCGGTCCTCGCGCTGTGCGGCAGAGCTGAGGATGATGGCTTGGGTGTCGGAAAGCTTGGTCATGGGGTCGTCTCCGTATTCGGGCCCGCGTCATGCGGCGCCTTCTACGACCACGAGCCGCGCGGGGCGCGCGGCGGGAGTTCCGGCAGCGCCGGAGATCAGCGGGCGTGTTCGCCCTCGCCGAAGGCGCTGTCGGTGATGCGCTTCAGGAGGCTGGCGTAGTGTTCGAGGGTACCGACCATGGCCCAGCCCGCCTCGTCGGGGGCGCAGTTGAAATGGTCGTCGCTGAGCGCCTGCAGACGGGAGAGCATCTCGTCGATCTCGGCCTTCTTGCCGATGAAGGCGGCGAGTGCCGCTTCCTTGTTCCGCCGGGCCTTCTCGGCGCGGAGTTCGTGGCGCGGGGTGGTGATCGGGTTCAGGCGGCTGGTCATCGTGGTGGCTCCTTGGTGAGTTGCATCGCTTAGCTGGAGTGACGTTCGCTCCGGTGGCGACGCTTATCAACTCGATAAGCACATGATCTTGAATGATAATCGGAGCCGTCGATGCAGGGCATGAGCGAGCGCCAGTACGCCGCGCATGTCGGGCTGTCGCGGGGCGCGATCCAGAAGGCGAAGACGGCCGAGCGGCTGGTCCTCTATCCCGACGGCAGCATCAACGCGGCCGCCAGCGACGCTAGACGGGCCGAGACAACGGACCCGTCGAAGACGAGAAAGCCGCCCGCGCCGAAGCTGAAGCCCGTCCCCGAGGCGGCCGTGACCGCTGTTGGCGATACGCTCCGCGAACAGGGTCTGTCGGTCCCAGCGGTTGGCGGCGGCACCACCTTCCTGCAGGCAAAGACGGCAAACGAGGTGCTGAAGGCGCAGGAGCGGCGCATCCGGCTGCAGAAGCTGAAGGGGGAGTTGATCGAGCGGGCCCGCGCGCTGGCGCTGGTGTTCCGGCTGGCGCGGGAGGAACGGGACGCATGGGTGACCTGGCCTGCACGTGCGGCGGCGCTGATGGCGGCCGAGCTCTCGGCCTCGTGCAGCGACGCGACGGGCCAGCAGATCACCGTGGAGCCAGCCTCAATGCAGAAGGTCCTGGAGAAACATGTACGCGCCCACCTCGACGAGCTCGCCGAGGTCCGGCCCGACTTCCGATGAGAATGGCGATGGCCTGACCGACTTCGACGGCGCGGGCGAGATCCTGCGCGCCTGGGGCAACGGGCTGCGACCCGACCCGGACCTGACCGTCTCGGAATGGGCTGACCGGCACCGGATGCTCTCGGGCCGCGCCTCGGCCGAACCCGGGCGGTATCGCACGGTTCGCACGCCATACATGCGCGAGATCATGGACCGGCTGAGCCCCGGCGATCCCACGCAGCGGGTTGTGTTCATGAAGGCCGCACAGGTCGGCGCGACCGAGGCGGGGAACAACTGGATCGGGTTCGCGATCCACCAGGCGCCGGGACCGATGCTGGCGGTCCAGCCGACGGTGGAATTGGCGAAACGCAACTCGCGCCAGCGGATCGATCCGCTGATCGACGAAAGTCCGGAGCTGCGGGAGCGGGTCAAACCGGCCCGGTCCCGCGACGCGGGCAACACGATGCTGTCGAAGGAGTTCTCCGGCGGCATCCTGATCATGACGGGCGCGAACTCGGCGGTCGGGCTGCGCTCGACCCCGGCGCGCTACATCTTCCTCGACGAGGTCGATGCCTATCCCGCCTCGGCCGACGAGGAAGGCGATCCGGTCACGCTGGCGGAAGCGCGGTCGCTGACCTTTGCGCACCGGCGCAAGGTGCTGCTGGTCTCGACGCCCACCATCCGTGGCCTGAGCCGGATCGAACGGGAATACGATGCGTCCGACCAACGCCGGTTCTTCGTGCCGTGCCCGCATTGCGGCGCGATGCAATGGCTGAAGTTCGACCGGCTGCGCTGGCAGAAGGGCCGCCCGGAGACGGCGGAGTATCACTGCGAGGGCTGCGACGCGGCCATCGCGGAACACCACAAGACGGCGATGCTGGAGGGCGGCGAATGGCGGGCGACCGCCACGGCCGCCGATCCGACCACGGTCGGGTATCACCTCTCGGCGCTCTATTCGCCGATCGGCTGGCTGAGCTGGGAGCGGATCGTGCGGGCATGGGACGCGGCGCAGGGTTCGGACGAGGCGATCAAGGCGTTCCGCAACACGATCCTCGGCGAGACTTGGGTCGAGACCGGCGAAGCGCCGGACTGGCAGCGGCTCTATGACCGGCGCGAACGCTGGACATCCGGCACGGTGCCTGCGGGCGGGCTGTTCCTGACCGCCGGGGCCGACGTCCAGAAGGACCGGATCGAGGTCGATGTCTGGGCCTGGGGCCGCCGGCTCGAAAGCTGGCTCGTCGATCACGTCGTGATCGAGGGCGGGCCGGATCGGCATGACGCTTGGTCGGAGCTGACTGCGCTGCTCGACCGATCCTGGCCGCACGAACGCGGCGCGCATCTCAGGATCGCGCGGCTCGCCATCGACACGGGCTACGAGGCCCCGGCGGTCTATTCCTGGTCGCGGGCGCAAGGCTTCGCGCAGGTGTCGCCGGTCAAGGGCGTCGAGGGGTTCAACCGCTCGAGCCCGGTATCGGGGCCGACTTTCGTCGACGCGACCGAGGGCGGTAAACGCCTGCGGCGCGGGGCGCGGCTCTGGACCGTGGCGGTGTCGACCTTCAAGGCGGAGACCTACCGATTCCTGCGGCTGGCGCGGCCGACCGACGAGGAGATGGCCGACGGGGTGGCATTTCCACCCGGCGCGGTACACCTGCCGCACTGGGTCGAGAACGAATGGCTGAAGCAGTTCGTGGCCGAGCAGCTGGTGACGGTGCGCACGAAGCGCGGCTTCGCCCGGCTGGAATGGCAGAAGCTGCGCGAGCGCAACGAGGCGCTGGACTGCCGGGTCTATGCCCGCGCCGCCGCCTGGATCGCGGGCGCGGACCGCTGGCCTGACGAGAAATGGCGCGACCTCGAGGATCAGCTCGGGGCCGCCCCCACCCACAGCGATCCCGCCGGGCAGATCAACCGGCCGGGACTGGCCCCGCAGGGCAAGCGCCGCTCCGACTGGCTCGGGCGGCGCGGAGGATGGTTCTGAACATGACCGACTGGACGGAAACCGAGCTCTCGGCGTTGCGCCGGGCCTATGCCAGCGGCACGACGCGGGTCAGCTATGACGGCAAATCGGTGGATTACGGCTCGGCCGAGGATCTGATCGCCCGCATCCGCACCATCGAGCGCGCCATCGCGGGAACGGCACGGCCGCTGCCGGTGGCCGGGCTGGCGGGCTTCTCGCGCGGGGACCGGTGATGGCGGCGACCTGGTTCGATCATGCCATCGCCACGGTGGCGCCGCGCATGGCTGCTCGCCGCGTGATGGCGCGTCAGGCCTTCGAGACCCTGACGCGGAGCTATGACGGCGCGGCGCGCGGGCGGCGGACCGATGGCTGGCGCGCGCCGGGATCCTCGGCCGATACCGAGATCGGCGTGGCCGGGACGCTGCTACGCGACCGGATGCGCGATCTCGTCCGCAACAACCCGCATGCGGCCAAGGCCGTGGCGGTGCTGGTCAACAACATCATCGGCGCGGGGATCATGCCGCGCGCCGCGAGTGGTGACGACAAGCTCGACCGAAGAGTCGATGGGCTCTTCGAGCGCTGGACGGCGGAGTGCGATGCCGACGGCCAGCTCGACTTCTACGGACTGCAGACGCTGATCTGCCGGGAGATGGTCGAGGCTGGCGAAGTGCTGGTGCGCCGCCGTCTGCGGCGGGCGAGCGACGGTCTGCCCGTGCCGCTGCAATTGCAGGTGCTTGAGGCCGACTTCCTCGACGCCACAAAATCCGGCGCCATCGGTGCCGGACGGCTGGTGCAGGGGATCGAGTTCGACCCGGTCGGGAAGCGCCGGGCTTACTGGCTCCATGCCGAACATCCGGGCGACGCTTACGGGCACTTGCAGAACGGCATGCAGAGCCGTCCGGTCCCCGCGACCGAGATCGCCCATGTCTACGAGAAGCAGAGAACGCAGGCGCGCGGCGTACCCTGGGGCGCGCCGGTGATCCGCAGCTTGCGCGATCTCGACGACTACGAGGTGGCCGAGCTGGTCCGCAAGAAGACCGAGGCCTGTGTCACCGCCATCGTCTTCGGCGACGACGAGGCCCAGCAGGGTATCGCCCCGTCCGTAGTCGACGCCGATGGCAACCGGGTCGAGCAGTTCGAGCCGGGGCTGATCGCCTACGCGCGCGGTGGCAAGGACATCCGCTTCAACCAGCCGTCGGCCACCGGCGGCTACGGCGAATACAAGCGGGCGAGCCTGCACACGATCTCGGCGGGCTTCCGCGTGCCCTACGAGCTGCTGACCGGCGACCTCAGCCAGGTCAACTATTCCTCGATCCGGGCGGGGCTGGTCGAGTTCCGGCGCATGATCGATGCGGTGCAATGGCAACTCTTCATCCCGATGCTCTGTGCACCTGTCTGGCGCTGGTTCACCGAAGCCGCATGGGCGGCGGGTCAGATCTCGTCGCCTATCGTGCCAGTAGAATGGTCGCCGCCGAAGTTCGAGGCGGTCGATCCGCAGAAGGACGCGATGGCCAACCTGCTGTCGATCCGGTCCGGCACCATGACGCTGGCCGAGGTGATCGCCCGTCAGGGCCGCAATCCAGACGCGGTGCTGGCCGAGATCGCCGCGACCAACGCCAAGCTCGACGCGCTGGGGCTGGTGCTCGACAGCGATCCGCGCCGCGTCACCAAGACCGGCAGCGCACAGACCAAAGACGGGGCCAGCGATCCGGCGAACGATCCGGCCGACGACGAACCGGCCGCAGACGATCCCTCCGCCGAAGCGGATGAAACCGACCCGCCGCCGGCCTACCAACAGGACTGACCTTCATGGACACGATGATCGAACTGCCGGCCATGCGCCGGTCGGCGGAGCTTGCGCCAAACACGGCCGATGCCGACAGCCGCACCGTCGAGGTGGTCTGGTCGGCGGGCGCCCGCGTCCGCCGCGCGACCTTCTTCGGCGAGCCCTATGACGAGGAACTCAGCCTCGACCCGGCCCATGTGCGGCTCGACCGGCTGAACGCGGGCGCGCCGTTCCTCAAGGTGCACGAGCTCGACACGCTCGACGCGGTGATCGGCTCGGTCGTCCCCGGTTCCGCTCGGATCGAGAACGGCCGGGGCATCGCCTTGGTGCGGATCAGCGAGCGCGCCGACGTCGAGCCGATCTGGCGTGACATCCAGGCCGGGCACATCCGCGCGGTCTCCATTGGCTACCAGGTCCACCGCTTCGAGGTCTCCAAACCCGAAGCCGCCCGCGAACTCTGGCGCGCGGTCGACTGGACGCCGTTCGAGGTCTCCGCCGTCGCGGTCGGCGCCGACCCCGCCGCGGGCTTCCGTGCCCAGCATCCCCTTCACGACTGCGTCCTTCACCGCCGGGACGCCCCCACACCGCAAGGAGCATCCCCGATGACGGACAAGACCCAAACCCCGGCGAGCAACGCCGCAACCCCCGCCACCACCCAGCCGACCGCGCCGGTCGAAACCGAGGACACCCTCATGACCGAGCCGAAACCGGCTGTGCCCGACCCGAAGGTCCACGCAAGTGAGACGCGCAGCCAGCCGAAGACGCAGGCAACTCCCGCGCCCGACACGGAAGCGGCTGCCACCCGCGCCCGGGAGGCCGAGCGCGACCGTGTCTCCACCATCTATGATCTGGCAGGCCGCCTGAACCTCGAGCGCGGCTTCGCCGAGGACCTGGTCAAGCGCGGCGTCAGCGTCGACGAGTCCCGTCGCCTGATCCTCGACCAGGTCGCGACGAAGTCCGACGAGACCCGGACCTTCCCGCATGTCTCCGTCCCTCTCGGCGGCCGGGACGAGCGCATCACCCGCCGTGACGCGGTGGCGAACGCGCTGTTGCACCGCTACAGCCCGACGCTGTTCCCGCTGGAGGACGCGGCGCGCCAGTATCGCGGCATGACGCTGCTGGAACTCGCCCGCGAAAGCCTCGGCAATGCCGGGGTGAACACGCGCGGCCTGTCGCGCGACGAGGTCGCGACGCGGGCGCTGCACTCGACCTCGGACTTCCCCGAGATCCTCTCGGCGGTCACCAACAAGACCCTACGGCAGGCCTACGAGGCCTATCCTCGGACCTTCATGCTGTTTTGCCGCCAGGTGCTCGCCACCGACTTCAAGGCGATGCACCGGGTGCAGCTCGGTGAAGCCCCGCAGCTTCTCGAGGTCGGCGAGAGCGGCGAGTTCAAGCGCGGGACCCTGGGCGAGAGCAAGGAGAGCTACAAGGTTAAGACCTATGGCCGGGTGGTTGCGATCACCCGCCAGACGCTGATCAACGACGATCTCGACGCCTTCACCCGGATCCCGGCGATGTATGGCAACTCCATCGCCCAGCTGGAGTCGGACGTGGTCTGGGGCATCATCACCGCCAACCCGGCGATGGCCGACGGCAACGCGCTCTTCCACACCACGCACAAGAACCTCGCCGGCACCGGCACGACGCTGGGGGTGGATGCGGTGGGCGCGGCGCGCGCGGCGATGGCCAAGCAGACCGGCCTCGACAAGAAGACGGTTCTGAACGTCCGACCCGCCTTCCTGATCGTGCCCGCCTCGCTGGAGCTGAAGGCCGAGCAGCTGGTCGCGCAGAATCTCGTGCCCGCCGCGACGTCCAGCGTGGTGCCGCAGTCGATCCGCACGCTCGCGCCAATCAGCGAGCCCCGGCTCGACGCCGCCAGCGAGACTGCCTGGTATCTGGCGGCCAGCCCGAACCAGATCGACACGATCGAGTACGCCTATCTGGAGGGTCAGCAGGGCGCCTACATCGAGACCCGCAACGGCTTTGACGTCGACGGCGTCGAAATCAAGTGCCGCCTCGACTTCGGCGCCAAGGCCATCGACTGGCGCGGCCTCTACAAGAACCCGGGCGCGTAACGCACCCATCCTGAGCCCTGACACACAGGCGGTCCAATCGGGCCGCCCTTCGTCATTCCACGAGGATCCCAACCATGAAAAACTACCTCCAGCCCGGCAACACCATCACCCTGACCGCGCCCTATGCCGTCGCCTCCGGCGACGGCGTGCTCGTCGGCTCCATCTTCGGCATTGCCGCGGGCGCCGCCGCCATCGGCGAGCCTGTCGAGACGGCGCTCGTCGGTGTCTTCGACATCACCAAGGTCGGCTCTCAGGCCTGGACCGTCGGCGCCAAGGTCTACTGGGACGACACCAACAAGCGCTGCACGACCGTGGCCACTGACAACACCCTCATCGGCGTGGCCATCGAAGCGGTGGCGAGCGGCGCAGGCGACACCGTCGGCCGGGTGCGCCTAAACGCGACGTTCTGATGAGCGCCTTCGCCGCCGCCGTGAGCGCGCTCTTTGCCGATCCGAACATCGGCCGGGACGCGGTCTACATCGCCGAGGGCGGCGCGCCGGTGCTGGTGCGCGCCGTCGCCAGGCGCGCGGATGTCGTCTCCGACTTCGGCGACGCCCGGCTCTGGTCCGAGACCACTCGGATCGACCTGCGCCTCGCCGAGGTGGCGAACCCGCGCCCCGGCGACCGCTTGGAAATCGACGGCGACGCTTTCCTCATACAGGGCGAGCCCGTCCGCGACCGCGAGCGGATGGTCTGGACCGTCGATCTGAGGCCCGCGTGAAACTGAAGCTCGACATCGATCCCGACATTGTCGCGATGATGGCCGCCGAGGTGGCGGCGGGCGAACGCGCCGTGACCGCCGCCATGCGCGAGGCCGGCACCGGGCTGAAGGCCGCCTGGCGATTGCAGATCACTGGCGCGGGTCTCGGCACACGGTTGGCCAACTCGATCCGGAGCCAGAACTTCCCAAGGTCGGGCGAGAGCCTCGACGCGGCAGCATTGGTCTGGTCCAAGGCTCCGGTCATCGTCGGAGCGCATGACACGGGGCCGCTGATCCGCTCGAAAAATGGGTTCTGGCTGGCGATCCCGTTGCCGGCAGCGGGCAAATCCCTGCGCGGTGGCAGGATCACTCCCGGCGAATGGGAACGACGGCGCGGGCTGCGCCTCCGCTTCGTCTATCGCCGCACCAGACCGAGCCTGCTGGTGGCCGAGGGACGGCTGAACACCAGGGGACAGGCGGTGGTGTCGCGCTCGAAGACCGGGCGCGGCAAGGTCACCGCACCGATCTTCCTGCTCGTGCCGCAGGTCAAGCTGCCAAAGCGGCTGGACTTGGCGCGGGATGCAGACCGGGTGGTGGACGGTGTGCCGGGACTGATCGTGGCGAACTGGGTGGAGGTGCGGACGATCAGATGAACGGTAGCTTGACGCGCCCCCTGTGTCACACAGCGCGCCAGGCTAGGCAGCAACCGGGCCAACGAAGGATGGCAGTATCTAGCCGTAGAGCTTCACCGCTGCAGCTGCTCCAGAGACAGCTTCCTCGAATGTTCTGTACGGAATCGCCTTGCGGATCCCCGGCAAACCGAGCGCCATAAGCGACACAATTCCCTCGCCGACCTGCAAGTCATGCTGACTACGGTCAGGATTCTGGTAGTGAGCGCTCGCAACTCTGTTGATACCGTGATCCCCAATCAACATGATGATCGGGATTCCCGCAGTCTCCGCGATCTGAAGCTCGATGCCGAGGCCGGTCGATGGGAAGCTGGCGTCCGCGACCATCAAATCGGCCTCTTCCACCATCCGCCTGTCCCAGTCATAGCATAAGGCCGCACGATCTGAGCTCGGCTTCACCGCAAGCTGCGGATCGCTGTCGACCAGCGCATATCGGACGCTGGAGACCTCTGGAATCGCTCGAAGAGAAGCCGCCAGTTCGTGCAGGTACGCTACGTAGCTATCGAAGATTTCGCGCGGCACATGAGTCAAACCGCAGCCGATGTAAATATTCACTCTTGGCCTCAAACTGGGGTTCGGACATTCGGAATCATGATCTGGTGCCCGGTCATCTCGCACGCGATCTCATCCAGGAATTGGGGGGGCGCCATGGCAACAAATTCGCTCAATAGCCAGTTCTTCTGCCCATCTAGAAACGAGCGCAACTCCGATGGCTTGTATCGGCAAATTTCACTCAAGCGGTGCATGGCAGCAAGCGTCAGCGTGATGGGCCGCCGGTCAATCTGATGCGCGCCGGATGACTTTAGGTACCAAAGCGTGTGCGCACCGTTGATGTAGTGCAAAACGCGACGGAGTTCCTGATTGAGAAGCCTCAGTTGGTCCAGTTCTGCGTCCGTAGGCCTATCCAACGAGGCCCAAGTAATACGCGTATTGGAGATGATCGTCGCGCTACCGTTTGGAGCGGCTGAGATCTCAGGTGGGAGATGCTTGCGGAAGAACCTCCAGTCGGCATCGTCGACTGCGTCAGCCGTAAACCAGACTTCGTTCGTGTCGCTGTCACGAACGAAAGCAATATTCTTCAAAGGAAGAAAACGTTCCTTCTTGTTCGAATAGCTCAGGCAGTAGGTGCGATGGACGAATACAAGGTTGTAAAGTACATCTTCAAGACTGTGGGTCACAGCAGGCTCGGCTTCTGCAAAGTAGCCTGCCAATGCCGGCACAATCCCGTTTTGTTTGATCGCAATGCCCTCGTTGCTAAGTACCACCTTGCTGTTGGGACCCCTCATGCGATGTGACCCCACCCCGTGGTAGGGGCTGAAAGCCGTTCCCTTTGAAGCAAGCAACGCCTTCGCTGCGTTCATGAAGCAGTAGTAGAGTACCAACGGCGCGGACTCCATGGGAAGTCCCATTGCTGCCCTATGAAAATCCCGCGCTTGCCGCCAATAAAATAGCGCCTCCTCCTTGTGCTGTCGGCGCAGCCAGAGATCGACATAATCAAAAGGTTCGAGGGTTAGTACTGTCCTCATCTGGAACTGCGCGTTGTGCACAGCCTTGCTCAACCCGACCGTCTTTGTTCCCACTTTGATCTTTTCGACAGCCACTTGCCTACCCACCGCTAGAAACCTGCGTTCCGACTAGCGCGTCCCGCTTGTTGACGTTTAATCAGCAGATCAGCACCGGATTCAGGTCTACTTCAAAGAGCAAGCACTTGTAAGATATGACAACCACTCGCGAAACCATCCTCGCCGCGCTGCACGCGCGGCTCTCGGCGCTGCCCGCCACCGCACTGCGCGGCGAAGTGCTGCCCGAGCGCGTGCCTGCCGCCGGCCTCCTGATCCTGCGCGACGGCGAGCTCGGAGAACCGGAGGTTACGCTGTCGCCCTTGCGCTACCACTACCAGCACCGGGCCGAGATCGAGGCTGTCGTTCAGGGCGCCGCCCGTGACGCCGCCTTCGACACGCTCGTCGCAAGCATCGGCGCGGCGCTCTCCGCCGACCGCACATTGGGCGGGCTCTGCGATTGGGTCGAGGCGGAAGCGCCACGGCCGGTCGATCTGCCGGTCGAGGGCGCGGCGAGCCTGAAGGCCGCCGTGATCCCGGTGGTGCTGCACTATTCCACGGCCGATCCGCTGGCCTGACCCCGACCACCAGAGGAGAACACCATGGCACGAGCCCAGGGGGCGCGGGCGCTGATGGCGCTTGCGTTCGAGACGACCTATGGAACGCCGCCCGCCAGCGGCTTCACCCGCATGCCCTTCGCCAGCACCTCGCTCGGTGCGGAGCAGCCGCTGCTGAACTCCGAGCTGCTCGGCTACGGCCGCGATCCGCTGGCGCCGATCAAGGACGCTGTCACGGCAGACGGCGATGTTGTGGTGCCGCTCGACGCCGAGGCCTTCGGCTTCTGGCTGAAGGCGGCCTTCGGCACGCCAACGACCACGGGCGCTGAGGCCCCGTACAGCCACGAGTTCCAGTCGGGGTCCTGGACGCTGCCCAGCATGTCGATCGAGACCGGCATGCCCGAGGTGCCGCGCTACGCGATGTATTCCGGCTGCGTGCTGGACCAGATCACCTGGCAGATGCAGCGTTCGGGACTCTTGACCGCCACGGCGCGGCTGGTGGCGCAGGGCGAGACGGTGGGCACGACCACCAGCGCCGGAACGCCTGCTGCGCTCGAGCTGAAGCGCTTCGGCCATTTCAACGGCTCGATCACCAGGAACGGCTCCGCCCTTGGCAACGTCGTCTCGGCCGACATCACCTACGCGAACAATCTCGACCGGATCGAGACGATCCGGGCGGACGGCCGCATCGACGGCGCGGACCCGTCCATCGCGGCACTGACCGGCTCCATCGAGGTCCGCTTTGCCGACAGCACGCTGGTGACACAGGCGATCAATGGCGAGGCCTGCGAGTTGGAATTCGCCTATGCGCTGCCCTCTGGTGAGAGCTTCACCTTTACCGTGCACGCCGTCTACTTGCCGCGCCCCCGGATCGAGATCTCGGGACCGCAGGGCGTGCAGGCCACTTTCGACTGGCAGGCCGCCCGCGACAGTGTGGTCGGCCGGATGTGCACCGCTACCCTGATCAACGACATCGAGGAATACTGATGCTGACGCTCGACCTGACGAACGCGCCTCGCTGGCATGATCTGGCGCCCGGCGTGCGGGTGCAGCTGCGCCCGCTCACCACGGCGCTGATGGTGGCGACACGCAGCGATCCGGTCATTGAGGCGGTTTCGGAAGAAGCCTTCGACGAGGAGCGTGCCGTCGCCTTCGCCAAGGCGCTGGCGAGGCGGGCGGTGCTCGCCTGGGATGGTATCGGCGATGCCGACGGCAACCCGATCGACCCCAGCCCCGAGGGCATCGACGCGCTGCTCGACATCTGGCCCATCTTCGAGGCCTTCCAGCTGACCTATGTCTCGAAGGGCCTGCTGCTGGAACAGGAAAAAAACGCCTCCGCGCTCTCGCCGAATGGTCCTTCGGTGGGGGCGAGCGCTACTGCCAAGCCTGCACGCAAGCCTGCCCGGACTGCCCGGCGCGGCTGAACCGTCCGGAAACTCCGGAGGGTTGGCAGGTCTGGGACCTCGTCGGTCGTCTCGGCGGCCAGCTGCGCGTGCTGCCGGGCGCGGTGATCGGCTGGGACATGTCGGCCGCGCTGGCGCTCGGTGACGCGCTCGGTGTGCCACCGCTCGCCATTGCCGAACTGTTGCCCGTCATCGAGGCGGTGATGGTGGTCAAGCTCAACGAACAAGTGGAACGTCCCCATGGCTGAGAAGCGTGTCTCCGTTCGCCTCGCGGCCGTGGGCGGACGGCAGGTGCGCGCGGAGCTGGAGGGCGTTGGCGAGGCCGGATCGCGCGGCTTCGGACGGCTGAGCCGCGAAATGGAAGCGGCTAACGCGAGGCTTGCGGCCTTCTCGCGGCGGGTCCGGGTCGCGGCAGCAGCCGCCGTGGCAGCCGCTGCAGCCGCGGGCGTGGCGATGATCCGGTCCGGTCTGCAGACCGTCGATGCGCAGGCGAAACTCGCGCAGTCGCTCGGCACCACGGTCGCCTCGATCCAGACGCTGGAGCGCGCGGGCGAGTTGGCGGGCGTGTCGATGTCCGGCATCGAACAGGCGACGAAGGATCTGACGCGCCGTCTCAGCCAGGCGGCCGCCGGGACCGGCCCTGCCGCTGATGCGCTGGACCGTCTTGGGCTTTCCGCCAACGAGCTGATCGCGCTGCCGCTGGACCAACGTGTCGGCGCCATCAACGCGGCCATCGAGAACTTTGTGCCCGCCGCCGAGCGCGCGGCGGTCGCGGGGCAGCTCTTCGGCGAGGAAGGCTCCATCGCCATGTCGCGGATCGACACGGCGACGCTGCGCCAGGCGACGGAGGACGTGCTCGCTTTCGGGGTCGTGGTCTCGGAGCAGGATGCGGATCAGATCGAGCGGACGAACGACGCGATTTCACGGCTCGGGCTGATCTGGCGCGGGTTGTCAAACCAGCTGGCGGTCGCCGCGGCTCCAGCGCTGGAAGCCGTCGCCAATGCCATGGCGGCGGTCGCCAGCCGCACCGGCCCGCTCGGCATCGCGATCCGAGGTCTCTTCGACAACATCGCTCGCCTGACCACCTATGCCGCAACCTTCGCCGCATTCCTCGGCGGCCGGTGGGTTGCGGGACTGGCAGCAGCGGCGCTGTCGGTGCGGGGTCTCGCAACCGCTCTCGTTGTTCTACGCGGGGCGCTCATCCGCACTGGCATTGGTGCGCTCATCGTTGGCGCGGGCGAACTGATCTACCAGTTCACCCAACTTGCCCAAGGCGCCGGTGGTTTCGGCAATGCGATGGCCTTGCTTGGCGATGTCGCCTCGGAGGTCTGGGACCGAATCAAGCTGGGCGGAGAGTCGCTTTCGCTTTCGCTTCAATCGGTGTGGGCTTCCATTCGAGCAGGCTGGCTTTCAGCGCTCCAAAAGATCCAGAAGACCTGGGCGGACTTCCTGCACGCCGTGGCGCGCGGCCTCGACGGCATTCCCGGCATGGAGTCCACCATGCTTGGCGTCTATGGAGCGGCGGTCAGCGCCGGATCTGCCTTCTACGAAACGGCTGGCGCGGCTGCGGAGGCAAGTGCAGAGGCTGACCGGCTCGCGGCTTCTGCGAGAGCAGCAGCAAACGCCGCAGTAGCGCCCCTCAGCTCGATCGAAGCGCTGCGTCAGGCACTGTCGCGCGCCAGTGAACCCGACGGTTCTGCGCTGACCGATGCAACAGATGCGGCCGAACGATTCGAAAGCGCCCTCGGCGATGCCGGGCGCGCAGCCACAGAAGCAGGTGCTGCCGCCGGAACGGCGGCTGCCGCAGCGAAGCCCGACACCGAGGCCGCGGTCACCGGGTGGCAGGCGGTGACCGCTGCGCTGAGCGACTATGCCAGCAAGGCACGGGAGATCGGCGGCGATATCGGCCAGAGCCTCGTCAGCGCCTTCCAGTCGGCGGAGAACGCCGTCGGCGAGTTCGTGAAAACGGGCAAGCTCAATTTCAGCGACCTCGTCACGTCGCTCATTGCCGATCTCGCCAAGCTCGCGGCGCGGCGGTTCATCCTCGGCCCTATCGCGAATGCGCTTGGCGGCATTCTCGGCCAGGCCGGTGGCCTGTTCGCGAACGTGCTGCACGCGGGCGGCATCGTCGGTGCTGGCGGACCAGCACGCATGGTGCCTGCGCTCGCCTTCGCCGCAGCGCCCCGGATGCACTCCGGGGGTGCCGTGGGTCTGCGCCATGATGAGGTGCCCGCAATCCTCCAGCGGGGCGAGCGGGTGCTCTCGCGGCGGGAGGCAAAGAGCTACGGCGCAGGCGGCGGGGTCAACGTCACCATCATGGCCCGCGACGCCGAGAGTTTCCGCCAGTCACGTACTCAGGTGGCTGCCGACATTGCCCGCGCCGTGTCGCTTGGACGGAGGGGTCTCTGATGGCGTTTCACGAGATTCGGTTTCCCGATGACATCAGCCGCGGCGCTCGTGGCGGTCCTGAGCGGCGCACCCAAATTGTCGAACTTGCCTCGGGCGACGAGGAGCGCAACGCCAGCTGGGCCAATTCGCGCCGACGCTACGATGTTGCCTATGGCATCCGCCGCGCCGACGACCTGGCGGCGGTCGTCGCCTTTTTCGAGGCGCGCAACGGGCGGCTCCACGGCTTCCGCTTCAAGGACTGGGCCGACCACAAGTCTTGCCTACCTTCGCAAACGACGGCCGCAATCGATCAGCAGATCGGGACCGGCGACGGCACAGCGACCGCTTTCCAGTTGGTGAAGCGCTACGCCTCCGGCGCGCAATCCTGGACGCGCGCCGTCGCCAAGCCAGTGACCGAAACCGTGCGCATCGCGCTTGGCGGGGTGGAGCAGCCTTCCGGCTGGTCCGTCGATACTACGACCGGCGTCGTCAGCTTCAGCGCCGCGCCGGGCGCTGGCGTCGCGATCACCGCGGGCTTCGAGTTCGACGTGCCCGTCCGCTTCGACACCGACGCGCTCGATGTGACGCTCGACCTCGAGCGGCTCGGCTCGATCACGTCCATTCCTCTTCTGGAGATCCGGCGATGAAGTCGCTCGACCCAAACCTTCAGACCCATCTCGACGAGGGCACAACGACGCTCGCCTGGTGCTGGCGGATTACCCGTGCCGACGGTGTCACCTTCGGCTTCACCGATCACGACCGGACGCTGAACTTCGACGGCACCGACTTCGAGCCGGAGAGCGGGCTGACCGCATCTGAAATCCGCTCGGGCTCGGACCTGTCCGTCGACGCGCAGGATGCTGAGGGCGTACTGACCTCCGACCGCATCACCGAGACGGACATTCTCGACGGCCGCTGGGACAATGCGGAGGTGGAGGTCTGGCGGGTGAACTGGAACGACACCGGTCAGCGCGTGCTGCTGCGGCGCGGCGCCATCGGGCAGATCCGGCGCGGGCGGCTCGCCTTCGTCGCCGAGGTGCGCTCGCTCGCACATGTGCTCGGCCAGACCGTCGGACGGACGTTTCAGGCGGCGTGCGACGCCGAGCTCGGCGACGCGCGCTGTAAAGTCGATCTCGAGGATCCCGCCTTCAAAGGTACTGGCGCCGTCATCGATCTCCTGCGCGACCGCGCCTTCACCGCCTCGGGACTCGCCGGCTTTACCTCCGGCCGGTTCACCTTCGGCACGCTGGACTGGACGAGCGGCGCAAACGCGGGGCGGCGCATCGAGGTGCTGGGCCATGACGTCACGGACGGTGTCGCGGTGCTGACGCTGCTGGAAGCGCCGGTGCGCGCGATCGCCGAGAACGACGGCTTCACCATCCGCGCAGGCTGCGACAAGCGCATCGAGACCTGCGGGACAAAGTTCGCCAACACCGCCAACTTCCGGGGCTTTCCGCACATCCCCGGCCAGGACACGATCCTGCGCTACGCCACAAGAGACGGCGGCCACGACGGAGGAGTGTTGTGATCCCCGCCGATCCCAAGCGCATCATCACCACCGCGCGCTCCTGGCTTGGCACCCCATACCACGATCAGGCGTCCCTCAAAGGCGTGGGGTGCGACTGCCTCGGGCTTGCTCGCGGGGTCTGGCGCGAGGTGGTGGGGTCCGAGCCATTCACGATCCCGCCCTACAGCCGCGACTGGGGTGAAACTGGTCCGCGCGAGGTGCTGGCGGAGGGCGCGCGGCGGATGATGCCGGAGATTGCACCATCACAGGCAGGTCCCGGCGCGCTGGTCCTCTTCCGAATGAAGCCCCGCGCCATCGCCAAGCATGTCGGGATCCTCACCGGACTCGACGCCTTCCTTCACGCGTATGAGCGGCTCGGCGTGATCGAGGAGCCGCTCACCCAAGCCTGGCGCCGACGCATCGCCTTCGCTTTCCTCTTCCCGGAAAAGATCTGATCCACCATGGCAACTCTCGTTCTCGGCGTGGCTGGCGCCGCCATCGGCGGCAGCATCGGCGGGGCCATCCTTGGCGTGAGCGCGGCGACGATTGGTGGCTTCGTCGGCTCCGCAATTGGGTCTGTCGTCGACAGCTGGATCATTTCCTCGTTGGCGCCCACCCAGCGGATCGAAGGGCCGCGGCTAGACAGCTTGCGCATCACGTCGTCCACCGAGGGAGCCGTCATCCCGCGTGTCTACGGACGGATGCGAATGGGCGGCAACATCGTCTGGGCGACCGATTTCCGCGAGGAGATCAACACGACCACGCAGGGCGGCGGCAAAGGTGGTGGCGGCGGCAAGGTTCAGACCACCGAGTATCTCTACTATGCCTCCTTCGCAGTTGCCGTGTGTGAAGGTCCGATCACCGGGATCGGTCGCATCTGGGCCGATGGCAAGCTGCTTGATACTGCCGGGATCACCTGGCGCTGGTATCCGGGTGACGAGGCACAGACGGCCGACCCGTTCATTTCGGCCAGGATGGGCGCGGCCAGCACGCCTGCCTATCGAGGTACCGCCTACGTCGTCTTCGAAGAGCTGCCGCTCGGCAACTACGGCAACCGCCTGCCGCAGCTCTCCTTCGAAATCTTCCGTCCGCTCGCTGATCCCGACACCGCTGAGGGTTTGACGCAGGCGGTCACGATGATCCCCGCCTCCGGCGAATTCACCTACGCCACCGAGGGCATTCGCAAGGGGAGCAGCGGCGGGCAAACGCCCGAAAACCTCAACGCACTGTCAGATACCGCTGACATGATGGTGGCGGTCGACCGGCTGCAGGCCATGGCGCCGAAGGTCGAAAGTGTCAGCCTGGTCGTCGCCTGGTTCGGCACCGATCTGCGCGCCGGGGAGTGCCAGATCAGGCCCGGCGTCGAATACGCGGAGAAGAACACGAGCCCGAAGACGTGGAGCGTCAACGGCGTCAGCCGGGCTGCTGCCCATCTGGTCAGTCGCGATGACGAGGACCGGCCGGTTTATGGAGGGACGCCTGCCGACTTTGCAGTGGTGCAGGCAATCAAGGAAATGAAGGCGCGTGGGCTGCGGGTGACTTTCTATCCGTTCCTGCTGATGGACGTGCCGCCGGGCAATACGCTGCCGAACCCTTACAGCGACAACGCTGCCGAAGCAGGCCAGCCAGCCTTTCCCTGGCGGGGCCGGATCACCTGTTCTCCGGCTGCAGGTTTTGCTGGATCGGCCGACAAGACCGCCACGGCTGCCGCGCATGTGGCCGCTTTCTTTGGTAGCGCCGAAACGTCCGACTTCGCCGTCTTTGGTGAGACAGTCTCCTGGACCGGTGCCGCCGGTGACTGGGGGCTCAGGCGCATGGTGCTGCACTACGCCCATCTCTGCGCGGCTGCGGGCGGGGTCGACGCCTTCCTGATCGGCACGGAAATGCGCGGACTGACGACGATCCGCTCGGGCGCCAGCACATATCCGGCAGTGCAGGCGTTGCGCGATCTTGCCGCCGATGTGCGCAGCATCCTCGGCGGTGCGACAGAGATCAGTTACGCCGCCGACTGGTCGGAATATTTCGGGCACCAGCCGGCCGACGGCTCCGGCGATGTCTATTTCCACCTCGACCCCCTCTGGGCCGATCCGCAGATCGATTTTGTCGGCATCGACAACTACATGCCGCTGTCCGACTGGCGCGATGGCTTCGAGCATCTCGACGCGGAGGACGGCTGGCCCGCGATCTATGACCGCGCCTACCTGCAGGCAAACATCGCGGGCGGCGAAGGCTTCGACTGGTTCTATGCCTCCGAAGTGGACCGGTCGTCGCAGGTGCGGACACCGATCACCGATGGCGCTGCCGGCAAGCCATGGGTCTTCCGCTACAAGGATCTCCGCAGCTGGTGGTCCAACCCGCACTTCGATCGTCCCGGTGGGGTGGAGAGCGCTACTTCGACTGTTTGGGTGCCGGAGCTGAAGCCCATCCGCTTCAGCGAACTCGGCTGCCCGGCTATCGACCGCGGCACCAACCAGCCGAACGTGTTCTTCGACCCAAAGTCTTCCGAGAGCTTTGTGCCGCATTTCTCGCGCGGCTGGCGCGACGACGCCATCCAGCGCGCCTATCTCGAGGCGACCTATCTCTTCTGGGGCGATGGCGCGAACAACCCGGTGTCCTCGATCTACGGCGGCAGGATGGTGCACGTTCCCGAATGCGCCGCCTGGACGTGGGACGCACGGCCATATCCGTTCTTCCCCGAGCTCACCGACGTCTGGACTGACGGTCCGAACTGGCGACTCGGACATTGGCTGACCGGGCGGCTCGGGGCTGTATCGCTGGCCGCGCTTGTTCGCCATCTCTGCCTCCGGGCCGGGATGCCCGAGGACAGGATCGACATCTCCGGCCTCTGGGGTGCGATCGAGGGCTACGCCATCGGCGCGCTCGAAAGTCCGCGCGCCTCGATCACCACGCTGTCGCGCCACTTCGGCTTCGATGCCGTCGAGACCGGAGGCTTGATCCGCTTCACGATGCGAGGGCGGGCAGCGGTCGCCAACGTGACGGCGGACGATCTTGTCGCCGTGCGCGAGGGCGACGTGCTCGAACTCATGCGGGGCCAGGAGACGGAGCTGCCGCAGGCATTGAAGTGGCAGGTTGCCCGCGCCGACGAGGATTACGACGCTGCACTCGTCGAGGCCCGGCGCATCACCGTCGATACCACCCGCATCGCCTCCGAGAGCTTCCCTTTCGCCGTCCCGCCCGAAGAGGCTGAGCGGCGCTGCCGCCGCGCACTCATGGAAGCCTGGACGGGCCGCGAGAGCGCCGTCTTCCGCCTGCCGCCGTCACGGCTGGCGCTCGATCCGGCCGATGTCGTCACGCTCGTTCATGACGGGCGTGGGGTTTCGCTGCGCCTCGTCTCGACCGCTGACACGGAGTCACGGAGCATCGAGGCTCTCCGCCAAGACCGGGAAGCCTACGATCTGCCGCCCGGTGCGCCGCGCCCCGCGGCGCTGTCGAGGGCCGTTGTTTTCGGCGCGCCAGTGGCGGTCTTGCTCGATCTACCGCAACTGACCGAGGACCAGCCTGCGCACAGACCCTTGGCCGCAGCACATGCGGTGCCGTGGCCGGGCCAGATGGCCGCTTACCGGAGCCCTTCAACGGACGGCTTCGAACTGCTGACGAGCTTCGGAACACGGGCGCGCATCGGTGTTCTGGCCTTTGACTTCTGGTCAGGGCCAACCTCGCGCTTCGATCTCGGCAACGTGCTGGTGGTCGATCTGCTCTCCGGGACCCTCGAGAGCGTCACCGACCTGACCCTGATGGGCGGCGCCAACGCGCTCGCCATCGAGAGTGCGCCCGGCGTCTGGGAGATCGTGCAAGCGGGCGCGGCGGAGCTTCTGGCGCCCGGCCGATACCGGCTGACCCGGCTCCTGCGCGGCCAACGCGGCACCGAGGGTGCGATGGCCAACCCAACTCCCGCCGGCGCGCGGGTCGTCGTGCTGGACGCCTCGCTGGCGTCCCTGCCAATTGCTGAGGCCGACCTTGGGATCCCGTGGAACTGGCGCATCGGCCCAGCGAGCCGCTCGGTCAGCGACGAGACCTATGTCGCGCAGGCCTTTACGGCCCAGGGCGTCGGACTGCGGCCGTTTTCGGTCGCCCATGTCGAGCAACCGTGGCGCCGTCCGCGCACGCCCGGTGACCTGACCATCCGCTGGACGCGCCGGTCCCGCTCGCTCGCGGCCGATACTTGGGGCGGGCTGGAGGTGCCGATGGCTGAGGAACTGGAAGCCTACGAGGTCGAAATCCTAGACGGCGCCACCGTGAAGCGGTTGCTGAGCACGGCCATGAACAGCGCGGTCTACACCGCCGCCCAGCAGACCGCCGACTGGGGCGCGCCGCTCGGCCCCGGCGACTCGCTCGACATCCGCATCTTCCAGCTCTCCGCCCTCGTGGGGCGAGGCGCGCCCAAGACCGTCTCGCTCCTGTTCTGAAGGCCATCCCATGTCCGACGCCACAACCCATCTCCTGTTGCCCTACATCCTGGCGGCGCAGGCCCAGAAGCACGTCACCCACAATGAGGCGCTGCGGATCCTCGACGGGCTCGTGCAGCTCTCCGTCCTCGATCGCGACCTAACAGCGCCACCTGGTTCGCCTGCCGATGGCGACCGCTACATCGTCGCGTCGGGCGCAACCGGAGACTGGGCAGGCTGGGACCTGAACGTCGCGATCTGGACCGATGGCGCCTGGCTGCGCCTGCCGCCACGAGCAGGCTGGCGCGCATGGGTCGAGGACGAGAGCCTGCTGCTCGTCTACGACGGGTCTGGCTGGATCGGAGCGACGCCTGCGGCGCTGCAGAACCTCTCGCTCCTCGGGCTCGGCACGACGGCCGATGCGTCGAACCCGTTTTCGGCCAAGCTAAACGCCGCACTCTGGACCGCGAAGACCGTGGCCGAAGGCGGCACGGGCGATCTGTTCTACACCATGAACAAGGAGGCGGCCGGCGGCGATCTCGGCCTCACGCTCCAGACCGCCTACGTCACGAAAGCGCTGCTTGGCCTCTTCGGCTCGGACAAGTTCCGGCTCGCCGTGTCGGCGGATGGCTCGAGCTTCTTTGACGGGCTCATCGTCGATAACGCCAATGGCATTGTCGATCAGCCCCGCCTGCCTCGATTCAAGGGCTATACGAACTACGACAACTATGTTGCCGTCGACACCTGGACGAAGATCGGCATCAACAACACGGACTACAACGACCAGGGCGCTTTCGACGCCGCCAACAATCGCTTCGTGGCGCCGGCTGCCGGCGCCTACCTCTTCGGCGCGACGCTTCTCTACAAGGTCAATTCCAGCACCACGGCGCGCCTGCGCGGTCGGCTGGTTCTGAACAGCGCCACCGAGATCCGGGGCTCCTTCGGCGAGATCAGCGGAGGGCACGTCTCAGAGGCGACGGCTCTCTGGCTGCAAACGATGGTGCCGCTCAGCGCCGGAGACACCGTCGAGCTGCAGGGCACGTTCCGCGTCGCCGATGGCTATTTCGCCGCCGATCACACCTCGTTCTGGGGCGCGAAGGTCGGCTGATGAGCGGGAAAGGAGAAATGATGACACCGCCCCGTTCTGATCAAGGCCTCATTCGGATCCCGCAAGCCGAGTTCGAGGAGGTTCTGGCGCGCGCTGCCGAGGAAGGCGCCAAACGGGCGCTTGCTGATGTGGGCCTTGAGGGCAAGGAGGCCGCGCTCGACATCCGGGATCTTCGTTCGCTCCTGGACTGCATCCGGCTTGTGCGCCGCACTGCAGTGCAGACCTCGGTGCGGATGATCACCACCGGGATCATCCTGGCGCTGCTCGCCGGGATCGCGATCAAGCTCAAGATCTTCGGCGGCAGTCCGTAGCCGTACCAGCAGCACCGATCGACCAACCGCACCCGCCTCGAGGCGGGTTTTTCGTATCCAGCATCAACAGGAGAACCATCGATGAGCACGGCCAAGTTCCGGCGCTGCCATGACGTGACCAGAGCGTGGGAGGGCGGATGGTCCGACCACCCCGCCGATCCTGGCGGCAAGACGATGTATGGCGTGACCGAAGCCGTGTACCACGCCTGGCTGCGCCAGCACGGCAAGCCGGTCCGCCCGGTTCGCCAGATCACGATTGCCGAAGCCGAGCAGATCTACTTCGAGCAGTATTGGGTGCCCAGCGGCGGGCCAACGCTGGCGACCGGCGTCGATCTTGCCACCTATGATGCGTCGGTTAACTCCGGCGTTTCCCGCGGTCGCAAATGGCTGCTCGCTTCGATCGGCGGGGCGGACCATGAGACGGTAAAGCGCATCTGCGCCACCCGTCTCAGCTTCATGCGGTCGCTGAACATCTGGAACACCTTCGGCCGCGGCTGGGCGCGTCGAGTCGCCGATATCGAAGCCAAGGGCGTGGCCTGGGCACTGACGGCCGCGAACGACAACAGCGATCTGGTCAAGCAGCGATTGGGTGACGAGGCGGACAAGGCGCGCTCTCAGGCAGGTAAGCAGACCGGGGCCGCGGCTGGCGCTGGTGGCGGCGGCGCAATCTCCCTCGATCAGGGGGCGCAGCTTGGCGACTGGATCCTCGCGGGCATCGCCTCCGTGGCATTCGCGGCGCTCGCCTTCCTCATCATCCGCGCGGTGATCAACACCCACCGCGCCACCGCCTACGCCCGGGAGGCTGCAAATGCTTAGTTCCCTTGCTCCTGTTCTTGTCAGCCTCGGCGCGCCAATCCTCGGTTCCATCCTGCGCAACAATGTCGGCGGAGTCGCCGGCGAGGCATCCGCACAAGTGATCGAGGCGCTCGCCCAGGCCTTTGGTGCCCAGCCCACACCGGAAGCGGTGAAGACCGCGATCGAGGCTGATCCGAATGCCGCCACCAAGGTGCAGTCGATCGAGCGCGAACGCAGTCCGGAATGGGTTGCCTACCTCACCATGGCAACGTCGCAGCGCGACCACATGTTGGACCGGGAGGACGAGCGCGGCAGCGTCTTTTCGTGGGGATGGCGTCCGGCCATGTCGTGGATGTTGCTGTTCCTCTGGTCGTGGAACGGCGTCGTCCTTCCGGTCGTCAACGCGACCGTCGGCACATCGATTGTGCCGATCCCATGGGAGCACTTGCTTGGCTTCGCCGGCCTCTGGCTCGCGATCTATGGCGGCGGTCACACGATCAAGTCGGTGCTGGGGCGGTAGGCGAGTGAAGTCAGGAAAATTGGGGAGCTGCCGGAGCGGACACGTGCCGAACTGCTGGGCGGCTACGCCGTCATGCGCGACCAGGCGCGGGAGTACGCCTACCGTGACCGCCAGTCCTGCTCCAGAAACAACTTCAGCCGCGCAGGCGCTCAGAAGCAGAGTGCGCCATCGTGCCTGGACGAGGTCTATCGCGGCCTCCGTCAGTCCCGCCCGGAGCATCCGCAATGTTGCCGAGGCGCGATCAGTCGTGGCGATCGAGAGGACGGTAACTCGTTCCCGCCCGCTCAGCGCGCCGGATTGCGCCGATGATCCCCAAGATCACGGTTCTTTAGATTGCAGGTGGCGCCGGATCGCTCCAGCGCCACCGCTTTCATTCTGTCAATTCGAGATTCCGTAAACGATGCCGTTCGGACGATCGCCAACCGGCACCGTCCTGACGACTTTCTGGCCCTCAACGCCGATGATCGAGACGCTATCGTCGGCAATGTTCGTCACAAATACGAAGGCCCCGTCCGCCGATGCAGAGACGCCGTGCGCGCCGCCGCCGGTGGTGATCGTCGCAACGACCTCTCCGGTTGCGGTTGCGATGACAGACACGGTGTCGTTCGGCTCGGCTTCGGTGCCCTGGTTGGCGACATAGACGAAGTTCCCATCCGAGGTCGAGCGGACCTGAATCGGGTTCGGCCCCACATCGATCTTCTTGGTGACCCGTCGCGTGGTTGTGTCGATCACTGCCACCGCGTTCTCGTCGCGAAGCGAGACATAGACCTGATCGCCCGAGGGCGTGAAGCCGACCTGGACGGGCGCGGCGCCCACCGGGATGGGTGCGACCTCGATAAGGCTCCGCGTGTCGATGACGGAAACCGACCCGTCCTCGACATTGGCCACATAGAGCTCAGTTTCGTCCGGGCTGAGCCGCAGACCGTGCGGGTAGGCGCCGGTCTCGATCCGTTCGATCACCGATGCATTCGCAAGATCAACCACCGCAATCTCGTTGTCGCCGGACAGCGAAACATAGGCGCGCCCGTTTCGATCGGCGACGACGTGCGCGGGATGTGCCCCAACTTCGACCGTCCCGACAGGTTGGGACATTTGCTCAGGATCAAGTACCACCAGAAGCCCCTCGGCTGCACCGTCCTCGGCGTGACCATGTCCATCCGAGCCGTGGTCCCCCTCGGCGGCAGGATTGCCAACCGCGAGTAGCAGCTTGCTGTCAGGCGTCAGATCGACATTGTGTGGTGAGACCGCGATCTCGACGGTGTTAACCGAACCCGTGCCGAGGTCGATGGCGCTGATGGAATTGCCGCCTTCGTTGGCGGAATAAACGGTTCCGCCTGTCTGGCTGAAGTCCACAGGCTCCTGTCCTGCATTCTTCTCCAGCCACACCTGCATCTCGGCGATTTCGCCCTCTTGCGCCTCGATGATCCGGGTCGCCCATTCCTTCGTTTCCGGATCATCTCCATACTGCTGCACGATCTTCGCCATGTCGATCGCGCCCTGATGGTGTGGGATCATGCCGCGGACGAAGGCGACGTCCGGGTCCTCGGCCATGACGCCTTCCATCATCGGCCCATGCATTTCGTCCATTGCATCGACATAGGCCCTGGTGAAGTCGGCGACCTCACGACCGTGCGAAGCCGCTTCTCCTCTCTCTGGCGCCGCCATCCCACCATGCATCATGCCGTCTTGCATCATGCCGCCCTGCATCATCTGCTGCATGGGGCTCATGCACGCTTGGGGCATGGCCTCCATCATGGCCTGGCACTCCTGCGGCATCTCCTGCATCGAGGGCATCTGGCCTGAAGGGGCCATGGGGGCAGGAACCTGTTCCTCCTGCACCTGCGACGTTTCGGGGTGGTGGTCGTCATGTTCTGCCTGCTGCGCCAGAGCAGCGCCGGTAACCCCCATCAAGAGACTGGCAGAGAGGGCAAGTAAAGTTCGGTACATCAT